CATCCATAAAGAGTCAGGTACAGGTAAGTCGACAGCGTTGTATATGTGCAACAGCGTATATGGACACCCCGACAAGCTAGCCGCTATTTGGAAAGACACCCTAGCCGCCAAGATGATCCATTTAGGGGTGATGAATAACCTACCGTTTACTGTGGATGAGATAACCAATATCAGCCCTGCGGACTTCTCAACCCTAGCCTATAGCATGTCCCAAGGACGTGGTGCAAACCGTTCTAAGTCTAGCGCTAATGAACTTCGTACCAACACTACTACTTGGCAGACCATGTCTTTAGCCAGTTCTAACGCTAGCTTCTATGAAAAACTAGGGGTGCACAAGAACAGTCCGGATGGAGAGATGATGCGCCTATTAGAGTATAGGATACATCCGACCAACATTATTCCTGCCCAAATAGCCAAGCAGATGTTCGATCACCAGCTAAAGGAGAACTATGGGCATGCAGGGGATATTTACTGTTCCTATCTAGTTAACGAGTTGGAAGAAGCCATTGGCGGGGTACGTGCAGTCCAAGCCCGTATTGACCAAGAAATGAAGCTGACTAATCGTGAGCGCTTTTGGTCTGCCCTTATAGCTTGCAACCTTACAGGCGGCATCATTGCACGTAACCTTGGTCTAATTAACTATGACATGAAGGCTATATACAACTGGGCAATGACCATGTTGACCGAAGTACGTCAAGAGATTGCACCGCCTACTAATAACGCTGGGTCTGTGATTGGTGACTTTATGAACCGCCATATGCGTAGCATGTTGGTAGTAAATGACGAGGTAGATAAGCGTACCAAGATGCACTCTGTACCGCTACAAGAACCCTATAGCAATGAGTTGGTAATGCGTTACGAGCCTGATACTAAGAAGTTATTTATTGTAGCCTCGGCATTTAAAGCGTACTGCGTTGAGTTCCAAGTAGGTTACAGAGATACGCTAACTGAACTTGGTAAGAACGGCTCGTATGTAAAAGCTGGGAACAAGCGTATGTCTAAGGGTATGAAGATTACGTCGCCAGGAGTGCATGCACTTGAGTTTGATTGCACCATCCCTGATTTCATTGACATCGAAGGCATCGTAGAAGCGGCTAAAGAAAATGCTAATAGAGAAGATAAGCTACAAGGTTAATTGGAGAAACTTCAAGCAGGGGTACTCGTTCTTTATTCCTTGCTTGGATACATCCGCAGCTGAAGATGAATTGCTACGTGTTACAAAAAGATTAAAGATGGAAGTCTTTATAAAAATCTCAGTTGAAGAGGGGATAAAAGGTTTACGGGTGTGGAGAATTTAATCTATACTGCGCACATGCAGTTTCTCGTCTGCATGTCCTCGGAAGAAGCTCCTTCCACACCTTCAGCCCCCGCCTAGTGCGGGGGTTTTTTACTTCTTAGGTAGCTGATCTAGCAGCATATATGCCCTTGCACGTAGCTTGTCATTGGTAACTACTACACCGTTAATCGCTTCGGCACGGGCTATCTCTGCGTTTTCAATAGCCGTAATGATGGAATCAACATCAGGGTCAAGGTCAGGATTGGCAATAGCAAACTTAACAAAGTTCTCAATCTCTTTATCAAGCTTGTTGTAGTTACCTTGCAGTGAAGCATTCTTAATCTGCTTCATTATCTCTGAGTACTTATCAGTGGTTTCTCTTAGCTGCTCGATAACTTTAAAGTTTTTGTCCTGCTGTATAGCAAGCTCAGTTGGGTTAAACCCTAATGATTTCCAGAAACGTGTAGCAACAGTAACTTCATCTTTGTTATACAGTTCAGCCTTCTGAGTCTTGCTAAGAATACCTTCTTCGCCCCAACGGGTTTGAGCAACCATGCCTTTAAACAGAGCAGGTACTATTTTCTCTACCGCTTGGGATACGTTTCCGTTGTTCCAGTCTTCGTATGCTTTTATAAAGTTCTCAACCATAGCGGCAGACGGACCAAGCATACCGACAATCTGATTTCTAAAGTCAGTAATTAAAGACTTATCGTTTTGTGTATCACGGAACCAAAGGTTATCTAAGGAAGTGCTAGAACCAATATCTAAGTTACTTAGTGCCGAGATTGGACCTTTTTGGATAATCTTAGCCATGTCATCACCAAAATACTTAGGTAGGAATACATAGCGGAACCAGTAGTCTAGGTCACGTTCATCAACAGGAATTGGGTCATCCTCGTCTTGCAGTGCATTACGGATACCTTGAATTGTGCCAATGATTGCGCTATATAAAGGCATACCAACAATACCAGCAAACATACCAGTCATTATTAGTGTGCCAAAGAACTGTGTACCAGCTTCGTTTAGTTCTTTTAATGCCTGTGCACGTTCTACTGGATCATCAATATTCTTAGCTGCTTTGTACATACCCTTCCAAATACCGTAGAAGTTGCGTACTAAATAAGCAGTAACCTGCTGTGGGAACAACTTAAACTGTAATACGATACGTGCACCCCATGGACGCATAACCCGAGGGCGATTGAACTTAGTGTAGTTAAACATTGAGTCGTAAGTATTCTTAACCGACTCATCAACCGCACGATTAAACGCATCTCCGTTAACACCTGGTGCCAAACCTTCTTTGACTGCTTTGTTATACGCAAGTTCAAAGGAAGCCATGTACATAATTTCACGGTTTAGACGCTCAGAATGGTGGAACATTGCACCCATTGCGTTAATAGCACCACGGTAGAAACGGCTTGCGCCCCCCGTAAACTTAGTACTAGGTGTTTTAGCGAGGGCCAGTAAATCGTATGTACGAGTAATCTCAGTAATGCCACGCTCAGCAGCTTCATCAAAAGCAGCTTGTAACACAGGGTCGTTTCTTACATGTTTAGAAAACCCAATTGAGACAGGAGTAAAAGTGCCATCATCCTTAAACAAACTAGTGTGGTTCCATACTTTTCCGTAGCTGGCAAATGTTCTAGCCGCAGCAATATTGCCGTAACGTGATGCAAGCACAGGCATACCAAAAATAGGAATAGCGGTTAAGTTGGCTAGCGCAGCCTTAGGTGCAGTCAAGAACATAATAAACGCCGCATGCCCTACACCATTAGCAAAGCGTTGTGCAAACTCATCTTCAATCGTTGGATTAACTTCGTCTTTAATACGCTTACGAATCTCACGGGTAAAGATTTCAAGACGTTCTTTATCTGGGTTGCCTACTAAAGCATCGTCCGCAGCATCAATCTCTTGGTTAATCTCAGGTGCGTACTTAAGAGTAGATAGCTGACCAGCGGTTGCATAGCCTGACTTTACAAAGTTGCGAAGGGCATCTCCAGAGAAACCAGCCGTGCCCTTACGATGTACAAATTGTGTTCTAAAACTTTGCTCTGGCATGGTAAGCAAGTACATCTGGTACACAGCGTCTTTGAGTACTTCCTTATCTGTAATACCAGCTGTATCAATAGTCTCAAATATGCTAGTAAGCAGCTTGCTATTCTCGGTGCTTAGCTTACGTAGCTTAGCTATGTCATCACCAGAATCTAAATCCAAGTCAGCACGTAGGGTGGCTTCGTCACGGGTTTCGCCCTCAGCTTTCATCTGACGTAGGCGCTTCTTAATAAAGTTATTGCGCTGGAACTCGCTCTCAAACATGTAAAACTCGCGGTTAGGACCTTTACCTATGCTTGTCCAATACTGTCCGTAACGCATTAAGGGGAAGTACACATCAATCATCTTGCTGCCTTCGTAGCTGGCACGAATAGCAGTCATCAGCTTACCTTTGGGGGTAGAGGCATCATTAATATCGCCAGGGAGCTTAAGGTTAGCGATGCGGTCATCTAAGATTGCACGATGCAAATCAAAGATATTCTTGTAGTGTTTCTTGACGCTAGCGTAAATGTCTTGACCTTCGCCCTTGCCAGTAGTACCAAGCCTATCCCAAATCCTGTATGCCAACTGGATGCGTTTAGTACGGGTAGTAATCTGCCCTTTAATAGATGGCTTACTTGTAGGAGCAGCTTGGGCAAGCTTTTGATTTAGCTCAGCCAACACCTTGTCGTTCTTAATAGCATCGGCTACTGTCTTATGAGCAGTAGGGTCTACATCCGTAAGTGTGGTGTAATGCATCAAACGGGCTAAGTCTTTGGCGCCTTTGGAATACTTCTTAGCAAAAGCTAACCATGGGTCAGACAGCTCTTGTACTCTAGCCAGCATCTTGCTGCGCATTACAGACATCTTTTCTGTGAGACGAGTAACTTGAGACAAATGAGGAATCTTGTCTCCTACCCAGTCCACAATCTGCATTGTGGTTAAAACAGGCATCAACGCTTTGATAGACTTGCTATCTAAAGTTTTAAGGGAAGTTCTAAATAAGTCTCTAGCCTGATCCCAAGAACGCAACTGAATAAGCTCGCCTAACAGACCACCAACTTCATCGGAGAACTCTCCTCTTTGTATCCTTTGTAGGATGCGGTCTACCTTGTTCTTCTTAGCAAGTGCCGACTCAGGCAGCCCTACGTTTGCGTTTTGCTCTATTGGCTTAGCACGAAGTACTTTATCCGAAATAATAATTAGGTCTTGAAGGGCAGAAGAGTAGCCTTCTTCCATGCCAAACATCTTGCGAATAGACTGAACAAACTGGGTAAGACCATCTCTTATACGTATTACAGTAGTCTTTTCCCCGTATTCACGTCCCGGTACAACACGTAAAAACTCTTGGAACGCAGGGTGAGTCATGCCGTATGCAACAAACTCAGCAGGGTCATCAAACGCATCACTATTAGAGAACACACCAGCAATCTTAATTAGACGCAGTTGGGCTGGGTCTGTAATCAAGCCACGGTCTTGCGCTACTTTTAAAGCTGCATAGAACTCTTTGGAACGGCGCATTACATCAATCAGGTCGTCAACTGCCTCTTTTAAGCTAGGGTCAACTTTATCCCCACGTTTCTTAGCCTTGAGGTAGTTCTTAATACGCATAAGGGTTGCACCGTGCAAAGCCTCATGTAAGAACACAGTATTGTTAATGCCCCCATCAGACGACAAATAGATAACACGTTCGTTACCTACTTCGTAATACATACCAGCAGCGCCAGCAAATCTATCTCTGCGGTCAGCAGGTACTTCGTTAATGTTGTCTACTACAACAATCTTTACACCCTTGAGGAAAGGCATCAAACGCTTAGCCAACAGCTGCTCAAATGCGTTACCTTTCTTAGAGATCCAGCTAAGCGCAGCGGTAGCCGAGTTCCATTCTGTGTACTTAATGTTGTCGTAGCCGTCAGTAGAATCCTTAATTACAGACTCTTGTGCACTTAAAAGAACATCGGAACGGGCTGTACTTTCTGACTTTTTCTTAGCTTCTACACGGTTTTTAGCCAGTTCAACTTGGTCTGCAGGGAGTGCATCCAAAGCCGCTTTAGCATTTTTACCAGCAGTATTAGCACGTTGGGGGCCAATAGATATGCGATATAAGTCCTCAGCTGCCTGACGCTGAGCTTCTTGAAACTCATTAAATGCTGTAGTAGCTGTGTCTAAATCTTCGTATGCGCTAGGGTCAAATGTGTCCGCAATAACGTTTTGTAACTTAGTTACCTGACGTGCAGTATCTCTAGCAGTTGCAGCTTGTTGTCTACGCAAGTCTGTTTTCTGTGCGGCTACTTCTGGTGTAACCTCAACTTTCTTACGACCACCCTTACCCTTGGTTACTACTGGGGTGGTGGTCTCTCCTAATTCATTGACTGCTTGTTCAGCGCTTTCTGTTAATGCTCTCCACTCGGGGTTATTAACAATCTCTGGGTCTTTTGGGTCTAACCCTAAATGTTTAGCTACTGCATCAAGATATCTTCTACTTGCTAATGTAGCAGTGCGTTTATTAGGTCCTGTGCCAGATATAGATACTTGTTTATCCGCTTCTCTAGCTTTTTGTGCAAGGTCTACTATGTTTTTAGGTACTAGTGTACCGAGCTCAGTTCCTTTTCCGCTTCCAGTAGTAGCAATAGTCTGGCTAGCTGCTGCCAAGTCTCGTCGTCCAGATGCATCAACTCCTGCGAGGGTATTAAGTTGTTCGCCAGACACTGAAACGCTTGGTTGACCTGCTCCTCCGATAATTCCATCAGCATATCCTGCCTCCCTTATAGCTTGGTTTGCCAACATCAATGCAGAATCACGGTTCATTCCTTCTGATTCATATTGGGCTACTAATTTTCCTAAATTCTCTGGCTTAGGTTCAATCTCAACTGCCTCACCCTTGGGTGAAGAAAACATCTCTGAAACCTTAGCTTTAAAGTCATCAACTAAGTTACTTAACCTAGTACCCTCAGGGTTGCCATCACCCAAGTCACCGCCAAGAATGTTATTAACAAACCTTTCTTCTGCACTACCAGCCGCATCTTCTCTAGTAAATACAAAGCCTTTATCCCGTAGGATGTCGGACATTGCGTTCTTGTAGGCTTGGTCTTCGTTATTGGCAATAGCTTGTTGTTGGACTTGCTGTAAAACTTTGATTGGCACGTTCATGCCAGCACCCATTGCACCACCTGCACCCTCGGCAGCTGCTGAGTTAATAACCCGCTTAACGTTTTCGGTGCTTAGTATGTCTCCCTTTTGCTCGCCTAGATGACGTTCACCAGCAATCTGTACTACTTCTTGGGCACCGCCAGTAGCAGTTTCTTCTAGTATGCTACGTGGAATTTCTTTAGCCCCAGCTACGGCAGCTTCCTTCTTAGTAAGGTACTTAATGCCTTCCTTACCCGCACGGGCACGAAGGATAGACCCAACAGGACCTGCCATATCCAAGAAACCAGTAGCCAAACCAACAGCCATAGTGGTGTCAGTTGTGTTACGAATATAGTTCTCTATCTCTTTAGCTTGTTCTGCTTCGGGTAGGTTCTTAACTTTTTCTTGAATGTATTGCATGCGGTTGCCAACTGCTTCACCGCTACCCATAGCCGTACTTAAAGCTAAGGTTCCCCAACCACCAGTAGTTATAGCGGCTAGCATTACAGGGGCTAGTTGCACTGCACCAGAACCAGAGTTATAGGCAAGCCAGTTTCCAAAGTCCTTGAGTGTGCCTACGTCTGTAATGTCTGGGGTTACACCCTTAACTTTTTCTGCGTCCGCTTGGTATTGCTTAAACAGACTGATAGATTCTTTAACAAAGCCTTGTCGTTGCGTAATCATGTCTTCTTGATTCTTACGCATCTGTGCTCTAGCTTCGGGGCTAGCTTGCAAATACTTTAAAGCCGACTGGGTGCTAAGACCTAACTGACTAGCTTGTGCAGCACTGGTAACTTTGCCATCGTCAATAGCATCGTAGGTTTCAATATTTTTACCAGCACTACCAATTGCGTTTGCATCACGTAGTAAACTAACCCCAGTACCCATGGACTTCAAACCAATGATTCCTGATGGGATACCTTTCTCTAAAAACTCCCGACCCATGGCTAATTCGGATGCCGGCTTAGGTTGTCCAGGCGCAATTACAGTAGGTGTAGTTACTTCAGTAGTCCCAATTTGGGACATCATCTGTTCTTCTGGACTTATTATTGGCTGAGCTACTGGCTCTTCTTTTTTAGGTTCTTCCAAAGGTACAAAGGATAACCCTTGTTTATTGGCTTCTTCTAAAGGAACAAAGGAAAGACCTTTCGGTTGTTCCTTGTTAGCCTCACTTAAAGGCACAAACTCCATGAGGGCTCCTTATTTTGCGTACCCTACAAGCTTACCACTTTTGTCCCTAATTTCGTACCCTTGACCCTGAACATAAGCACCTATTGCAGACCCTGCTGGGGCACCTTTAACTGTATTAATATCTGGTGGTGGAGGTACTACATTACCCCCAGGTGCTGGAGCTGGAGTTTCAGGTGCTGGTTGTTTTGCGGTGCTACGTTTAATTTGATTTTCTAACTGCGCCCTTCTACCAGCAATCTGATCTTCCAAATCGTCAATCTTAGTCTTTTCAGCATCAGTAGGATTCTTCTTAAGTTGCAACAACTTAAGCTGGCTAGTAAGAGTACCTTTTTCGCCAATCTGTGGGTCTTTAGAAATAGCTGTAGCAAGTGCTGCGTTCTCTGTAGCACCAACCTTAAGCAGTGCCAAGCCAGTTGTTTCAATAGCTTCTTTACGTGCAGCAGCTTTAGTAGCTGCATTAGCAGGGAGTCCTAAACCGCCTTGCTCTTTAGGAGCAATCATCCTTGCGTATACAGAATCAGTTGTTCTATCTAAATCTGTTGCACGACTTGCATTTATACCAGCCGCTTTAAGATTTGCCTCAGCATTAATCTTAGCAATCTCAAGGGCTCTCTTGTTGGCTTCAGCATCTTTACGTAGTGCACTAGCATCTTTATGCAAACCTAAAGCCTCTAAGCGGTCAGCATTTTCAAGGTCGCTTTGACCTTTCATTACATCTGCTTCGGCTTTCTTAATGCTCTCTAAACCTTTTCTAAAGCTTGGGGTAGTTTCTTTAGCTGCTTTTAAACCTGCATAAATTAAAGGACCAGTCTGTGTGCCTAAATTAGAGAAGTAGTCCATCATCATTAGACCCTTCTCGCTTTCTTTTAACCCAGGTAAAGCACCTACTTGCTTAGCTAAATACTCTTTCATTTTAGAATTTGCTGGGTTCATAATGCCAGCACGTTGTAATGCCATGTTGCGTTGCTTTTCAGCCAAGTTTAAATATTCCAAGTCTGGGTCTTCTACTTCGCTACCATCAGGACCAGCAAAAGCAATAATGCCACCACCAGCCATACTATCCATAGACGGTGCAGGTAAAGCCGCAATACCTTCGCTCATTGCTTGTGCTTGGGGCGGAGTTACTTGTCGTTCTGCTTGGTCTTGCATTGTGTGCTCAGCCACTACTACTGCCGCCATCTTACGAACTTCATTACTTGGGGAAGTCTGAGCAATCTGTTTTACTTTTTCTACACCACCTGGTTGAGACGCTAGTTCTTCTAGTTTTGCACGGACGCTATCAACTACACTGCCCTCAGGACCAGCATAGCTAGGCACTGTACCGCCTTCTTTCATACTAACAACGCCGCCTTCTTTCTGACCAAACGCTTTATATGCGCCAGCCAGAGTACCAACCGCACCAAGTCCTTGGGTTAGATAGCTAGGAGTAGCTTGATATTGTTGAGTAGACATGTTCTGCATTGGCAGACCACGGAGCATAGAGTTCATCATACCCAACTGCATAAACGGATACTGCTGAGCCGTAGCGTAATCTTGGATAGACTGGTTAATCTTGTTCTGTTCAAGCTGTTGCTGTTGTGCACCCATAGTAGACTGGGTATTGAGAATACCCTGTTGGGCGGCAAGCCGTTGACTACCAAGTTGACCTAAGCCTTGACCAGCATTAATAACCTGACCTAAACCTTGTAATGCACCTTGTTGACCCTGCATACCTAAGTTAGCACCAAACTGCTGGGCTTGTTGAGCCTGTTGGAAAGCCTTGTCATAGCCCTGAGCAATGGCTTGTTGCTGTGCCATCATCTGATTCTGTTGATTTAAACCTTGCATCAAAGCATTACGTGAACCACCAAATGCACCTGCTTGAGTAGCAGCAGCTTGTTCTTGTGCGCCTTTAATACCAAACTGTTGGTTTAATTGTTGTAGTTGTGGGGCTAAAGATTGAGCAAGATAGGGGTTCATGTACGCACCAACACCACCAGGACCATACATACTAGTAGCTTGTTGTTGATACTGATTACCAGCGTTAGCCATATTAGCTGCTGTACCTAATGCACCTGCTCCACCTACAGCGGTTAGAGCAGACCCTGCGTTAAATTCACTTGGGGTTGTTAAGTTGTAAGCACCTTGTTGGGCTGACTGTTGTAGCGGAGAGAAGCCAGCAAAGTAGTTAGATGGGTTTGTACTGTATGGTTGGTAGGGTCTAAAGCCACTCATGTCGTCTTTATAGATCTGCGATTGGGCAGATGACAACATGTTCTCTACATAAGGACGTGCATATTCTGGGACGTTTGAAGTAGTACTAGTGCTAGTAACCTGCTGAGGTCCACCGCCACCGCCGCCTTTACCGCCTCCGCCACAGATCCAACCACCACCTAATTTAGGTGTAGTTACACAATCTCCTAGGGGTTCGCCAAGGGCTTCTAGTTCTCTACGCGACCAGTTTAATTTCATGATTCATCCGTTCTCTGATCCATCTACAATCAGATTTATTCATTTCAAAAACAACTAAATCACCGCCATCGTCATGCACCCCAGGGAACCGAATTGCTTCTGTAAACCCTAGTTTCTTGTCATACTCCATGGCTTTTGTGTTTAGGCTATTAACAATCCCAAAAGCTTTTTCTAACCCTAAATGGTTAAACGGGTAATCAAACGCACCAAATAATAGCCCCTTGGGAGTATATCCACCCTTTAAGTTGACCATATGCATCTGGCATGTCTTACCAATAAACGCCGTATAACCTATTACCCACTCAATATTACTTGCTTCATCAGTCCAAAACAAGGCTTGTAAGTCCCAGCATGGTTGCACTCCAACTTCTTTTAGCAGTATGTCTGCTGCTATTTGCTTTGCTTCTAGCGATTGCGCGCTTTGTAACATTAGTTATTCTCCCCCTCCACCTGCATCTGGGGCTGGTTCGGGTGCTGGTGGTGGTGGAATATAAGGAGCGCTTACCCTGTTTAAATTTTGATGTACTTGTGCCATATCAGGTCTATATGTTGGACCACTATAACTAGGCATACCTTGTTGCATTAATCCTTGTAAATCAAATTGTTGTGGGTTAAATTGTTGTGGGTTAAATTGTTGTGGGCTGTATTCATACAATACATTATTTAGCATAGATTGTAAGGGGGAAACATAATCTTGCTGCCCAAGACCCTTTATTTCTGGCTGCATTTGCTGCATTTGTTGCATTCGCTGGAGTTGTTGCATTTGCTGCTGCACAAATGGAGATGGCTGGTAAGCTTCTTGATAGGGTGTTTGTTGCTGTTGTTTATATACATTAGCTGGGGCGGGAGCTTCATAGGCAGCCCCTTGCTGAGCAGCTTTTTCCTTTTGCATCTGCAATAAATCCCCAATCGGCCTTATACTTCCACCCATTATTCTCTCCTATGCTGGCATGTATTTGCTAACGTTAACTGACGGGGCTTGTTTCTTTTTGCCTGTACGAGCCTTACGAATCTTGTCCATCATGCTATATAACCGCTTAGCGCCAGCATCAGTAGAACCGTTTCCAAGATGAGACACAACATCAGCAGGGACAACAAACTCACCATCCGCCAACCGTGCTGGTTGTTTTTTACCAATAACAGCAGGGATGCTATCAGACATACCATCGCCAGGACCCTTAAGCATACGTCCACCATCTGAGTATCCTCCTATACTGCCACCGCCAGCACCTGCTGCTACGTCAGGAATATCACCTAAACCTTTGATGTTAGTCTTAGGCACCTTAGCTTTGCCTAGATTTGCGGAAGCAAGAATCTTATTAAGACGAATCATTGCAGCTTGATCGGCTGGTTTTTTAGCAGTATCTGGGTCGCTATCGGTATATACACCTTTTACTGGCAAATGGGATACGGGCTTAAAACCACCTTCTGAATAACCTGCAATCCCACCAGAAGCCATAGTAACCGCACCTGTTAGAGGATTAGTATTTGCCTCATAACTAGCCATAGCTTGTTGAGCAGAAGTAGGCATTTGGCTTGGAACCGCATACTGAGCAGTTCTTTGGTCGCTCATTGGGTACATATCTTTACCCATAAAGTTTACGTTAGCAGCTTGAGAACCGTCCATTAGACCAGGAGTAGGGGGGTTAGCAGCCATTAAACCGCCACTAGCAGCGTATGTGGGGTACCGTGCTTCGTAATATGGGTTAGGGCGAATTGGGTCTTGAGCTCTAAAGTTAGGAGAAAGTCTCTTTAAATAGTCACCGTCGTCTGAAGTATCTTCTACTGGTGCATTAATACCTTTTTGACCATACTCGCTCATAGCTGCTGGTAACACCGCTGAAGCCAAAGCCATCTTATTATTGCCAGCAAAATCTAAAGCATTAGAGCCAGAACTAAATACATCTTTAATACCCGCACTAGTAGCTTGGCCTGGAGTTAAGCCAGTAGTAGCATTAGACATACCCGCAGATCTAACTACATCCATAGGATTAGCTGCTCTACCAGCCGCAGACTGAAGGCTAGTTAATTGGTCTGCAGTTAAGTTACGGAAATTATTTGGGTCACTAAGAACGCTTTGAGCTGCATTTGCTTGTACATTTGCAAACTGAGCTGGATTTACAGAACCTTGTAGCATTTCCGTAGGAGTAAACGCACTTCCAGCGGTGCTATATCCTTGTGGAAGAGCTTGAGTTGCTGCATTAGAAATGGCTTGATCGCCTAAATTAGTAGCAGTAGCACCCCCTGCTTCCGCTAGTGCGGAAGTCCCTGCATTAGCCAAACTACCCGCTAACCCAGCACCACCATAGGCGCTTAAACCAGCCAGTAAACCTTTTTCTACACTGCCAGTAGCAATACCATAACCACCAGCCATTATTCCAGCAGCAGCTAAAGGGCCAACTCCGGGAATCATTGTTAAAAGCGCACCCCCCAACATTGGAAGAATGCTCTCTAAAAAACCAGCTTCGGGTAAACCCGTATCCGGGTTAATTGTTAATGAACCCCCAGAAGCCATAGCTAAGTCTTGAAGACCCTTAACTTCACGAGGGGTCATGTGCACTAGCATTGAGTCGTTATTACGACCTTTAGATTGTAAATAATTGGCTGCGGTATGTAGGCTCATGTGCGCCCCTTAGGGTTGATTATGTTGAAGTTTATCATTTAAACAGTTGTCCCACTAGCGTTTTTCCATACAGTGCCGTTCCACCAAATAGGGATGCCAAGGGTAGTATCGTAATAGGATTGACCTATTGCTAATGGTGCTTGTACCGCACTAACGGGTCTATTTGCAGTAGTTCCATAAAGCGGGTTAACAACCGCCTGCGAAATATTATCAACTTGGTTAAAGTACAGACGTAGCGCATTAAGCACTTGGTCCTGGTATTGCTGGGTGTATTCAACTGGCGCAATAGGCAAATTGGGTGCCTTAGAAGCAAGCAGTACTCCAGATTTAGCTGGTGTAGTCATTATCTACGTCCGTCAGGGCGAATATCAATACGAGGGCTACCCAACTGCCAAGCTACCCCGACAGTATTAGACTCAATCCTAAAGCTCATCTGACGCCCCCGAATGCGGGTGTATACCTGCCCATCAAACTCTTGGATCGTATAAGCTGGAATAGTTGTGTAGTTCTGCGCAGACCGAACTTGTGGGTTATCGGCAGTGCCATAAGGAGTACCAGAGTTTTGACGTGGTTTAACCGTCATTGTTACCAAAGGCTGGTTAGTAGTAGACCCGTTAAAGTTTACGTCTGGCAGGATGCGCCATACAAACCCAAAGTTATGCCCGTCACCGATGTCAAAGTCAGAGCTTTGTACATAAGCCTCTATAGGTAAAGTTGCAGAAGTAGATTGGTCGTCAGTGCCATTCTCATGGTAAAGCAAACGTCCGTTGTAATCCGCAGCAATAGGAAATGGCTGGGTGCCAGACTGAATCCAAGCAGAACGATTTAAGTTGCCGTAGTACCAGACTCGGTCAAGATAGTTATAAATGACGTACTTATCTACAACGGTATTTGCACTAGACTCGCTAACGTAATACCACCAAACCTCGTTATATGCCTCATTGGCACCTGCAAACACTTGATAGGCTTGATTGTTATTAATATCAGTAAAAATGTATTGACGTAAGGAGCAAGGTAAAACTTCAACACGACCTGAATACATATAGAAACGGTCACGTCCCATCCAGTAAGTTACGTTATTAACCGTAATCATGGAGTTAGGGGATATAACAGATATGTTATCCATTAAGACTTGGAAGCCCCATACATAAGGAGAGCCTAGGTATTGCTGGGAGTACAAGCAGGAGTCGGTCCAGACTAGAATCTCTTGGCGGGTAGTACGTGCCGCCATAATATAAGAGCCATTAGTTAAGGTAAATTCACCTGACTGGTTAGTAACTTGCGGAACCCACTGGTACGGGTTAGCTTGATCTGACCAGCGCACTAGCATTGGGTTAAAGGTAGTAGCAGGGTTTCCTGGCTCGTAAGAGTTTGCACCATAAGCAACAACAAATTGCTGGATTGACGAAGATATTACTTGGTAAGTAACCGTAGGAACAAAAGATCCCGCATAACTAAATGAGTAGCTACCTGCACTAGCGCCAGTAGTTGTAGTGTTAATTGGGACTGTAGTAGCCCCAGGAATATAGTTTGCTGCTACCCTAGTACCAGCTGGTAGGTTAGTACCGGTAATGTACATGTAAGGGTAAACAGATGGTGCAATTCCTGCAGTTACGGTAATGCTAGTTGCCCCGCCACCAAACGTGGCAGCATCAGTAAATATAGTTGTTGTATTTGCTATGTCACTTAAATACCTAGCACGTGCGCTTACGCCAGTAGAGTCTTTCCAATAGAAAATTGGGCCGCCACGAGGGGCAATAACAAGGTCAGCACCAAAGTTATCGTCAGACCACAAACGCAATTGCTGACCAATACCAGAAGTAAAACCATCGCCCCAACCTTGTGTTCCTGAGCCTTGTATTACTACTACAGCAGAACCACCGCCAGTAGTTGTAGCATTAGCGGTTAGCCCAGTAGCTAGAGTAATGTTGTAGGTATTAGTAGCTACACCAGA